GAAGCAACATTTAAGTACACCATATACGATTTGATAAGTACTATATGAACCTTGATAAAATTCAGGAGATGTGGGAGCGTGATGCTGTCATTGATCCTGATAACCTACATGATGAGTCACTAAAAATACCTCAATTACATTCAAAGTATTATACAGTTTATAATACGATTACTTTATTGCGTGAGAAAGCAAGAGAGCAATACAATAAAACAAGATTAGAAAGACACAATTATTATACTGGTAAAGCACCAGCAGAGGTTTATATTGAAGAACCTTTTGGATATAAGGTAAGGGAAAAGGATGCCATACAGAGGTATATGGAAGCAGATGAGAAGATGTCAAAGATAGATCTTAAGATAAGGTATTATGATACTACTTTAAAGTTCTTAGAAGAAATTATTAAAAACGTTTCCAACAGAACTTTTCAGATTAAAAACGCAATAGAATGGAATAAGTTCCAAGCAGGAATGTAAATTATAAATATATGAGTAGATCTAATATTAGACAATGAAACCTACTCCAAGAGAAAGTAAAGCAATCCACGAGAACTATGAGAAGGTTGTGGAGTATCTTATAGCAGAACAATATGCACCAGATGCTGCTTCAGCAGATAAGATCATCTCAGGTATGAGTCAAGATTGGTTTGATACCATCGTAGGATAATGCCATACGGTTATACAGATAACGCTGATAAATCGTATACCATAGATACAGGTTCGGTTAGAGCTTCTAGAAAAGCATTTAAGGCAGGAAATATTACTGATAAGGCTCATATAAAGAATCTATGGAATGCAGCGTTCGGTAAAATAAAAGCATAGTTATATAAAGAATAACTTCGACTTATTCTTATTAAATATTTTTAATTAAGAAGATGAAATCATTCAAAAAATTTAATGAAGATGCTTCATTCGCAAGAAGAAGTATAGGCACAGGTCTTTTAAATTTTGCTGGAAATGTTGCTAAAAGTTTAGGGACTCAACCAATAGAAAAGGGTGCGAGAGTAGTAACTTCTCTTGCTTCAATGAAAGATGATTTTGTCGAAAGAAGAAAAAGAAAGAAAGCAGTTAAACAAAGTGCAAACAAAGCTATACAAAACTCTAGAGATCCTGAAGCTGATAAAACAGTTGCTGGAGCAATGAAAGATCCTGATCTAAAAAAACTTGATCAGGATCCACCTAAGTGGGATTAAGGCACGAAATAAACCTAAAAAATAACTCTCTAAATAATCCTACATTGGTATAGGATTATGAGTCATTTGATTATATCAAAGAAGAATGAGGTTCATCTGCATATAGAAGCAGAGGCACATGTGTATTATGAATTATCTGACCAATTCACTTTTGAAGTGCCTGGTGCAAAGTTTATGCCACACTATCAAAAGAAATATTGGGATGGTAAGATACGATTATTCAGCACTCAGACAGGAGACATATATGTTGGACTATTAGATAGAGTAGTTCAATTTTGTAAAGATCAAGGATATACTTACGAGTTTAAAGAAAACAAATACTACGGTCTACCGTTTGAAGTCAACGATATGATTTCAAAGGAGGGTGTTAAAGATTATATGACTGCTATCTCTAAGCATAAACCTAGAGATTATCAGATCGATGGTGTCTATGATGCTCTCAGAAATAATCGAAAGTTACTCGTATCTCCAACTGCTTCTGGTAAGTCTTTAATGATATATTCTATCATTAGGTACTTTGTTGAGAATAAGAAGAATACACTCATTGTAGTGCCTACAACATCCCTTGTAGAGCAGATGTATAAAGACTTTGCTGATTATGGTTGGGATGTGGGATCATACTGCCACAAGATATATGCTGGTAGAGAAAGAGAAACCGATTCGCAGGTTATTATTACTACATGGCAATCAATATACAAACTACCAAGAAAGTATTTTGAAAGATTTGATGTAGTAGTTGGTGATGAGGCACATCAATTTAAATCAAAATCTCTTGTTGCCATTATGACTAAGTTGGGTAATGCCAAGTATCGTTATGGATTTACGGGAACATTAGATGGAACTGAAACTCATAAGTGGGTATTAGAAGGTTTGTTTGGTCCTTCTTATAAAATTATTAAAACAGACGAGCTCATGAAGAAGGGTCATGTGGCGACGTTGGATATTAACGTGCTTCTATTGAAACACCCACCGAATAAATTTGAGAACTTTGAAGAAGAAGTTCAATATATTATTACTCATGAGAAAAGAAATAGGTTAATTCGTAACCTTGCTTTAGATCTAAAAGGTAACACTCTTATTCTATTTGCAAGAGTAGAAGCACATGGTGAACCCCTTTATGAGATGATAAATAATAGTACAGTAGAACATAGAAATGTTTTCTTTGTTCATGGTGGAGTTCCAACAGAAGACAGAGAGGAAATCCGTGAAATTACCGAAAAACAAGACAACGCTATCATTGTTGCTTCTTATGGTACTTTCAGTACTGGGATTAATATTAAACGTCTTCACAACGTCATCTTTGCAAGTCCGTCCAAATCCAGGATTAGGAATCTCCAGTCCATCGGCAGGGTATTAAGAAAAGGAAATGGAAAAGTAAAAGCAACTCTATATGATATTGCCGATGATATCAGCACTAAGTCTAGGAAAAATTACACCCTAAATCATTTAATCGAAAGAATTAAAATTTATAATGAAGAGAATTTTAATTATGATATAGTAAATATACCAATCAAAAACTAATGGAAGATGAATTCTACGGAGTAATAAAACTAACTACAGGAGAAGAAATCTTTGCGATGATTTCTATCGATGAAAATGATGGCGATCCTGTCATCATGCTTCAATCTCCAGTAGTAATGAAAGTATATCAAAATCCTACTGGTCAATATGTAAAAATAAAACCTTGGTTGGAAATTCCAGAAGAAGATATATTTTTATTAAAATATGATAAAATTATTACTATGACTGAAGTTAAGAATGAACAAATGATTCAATTCTATGATAGATACCTTTCTGATGATGATTTTGACTTTGAAATAGATGGAAGAGTAAATCTATCCGATCATATGGGATTATTGTCAACAGTAGATGATGCTCGTAAGAAGCTTGAAGATATCTATAAACTTAATATAGAAACTTAAAACTATCTCTTCAACCCCTACAAAGGGTATTGTACAGTTATTTTAGTACCTTGTCAAGTCGGGTAAATAATGTTATAATATAAACAATTAAACGGTAATGTTATGGCTAAGAAGAAATCAGAACATTATGTGAATAATAAAGAACTCTTAGCAGCGTTAATAGATTATCGTGCTGAAGTTGCTGTAAATAAAATGAAGGATTTACCTAAACCTCGTATTAGTAATTACCTTGGATCTTGTTTTCTGAAGATTGCTACACACCTTTCTTATAAACCAAACTTTGTGAACTATATGTTTAGAGATGATATGATCTCTGATGGTATAGAGAACTGTGTTCAGTATATTCATAACTTTGATCCTGCTAAGTCAAAGAATCCTTTTGCATACTTTACTCAGATTATTCATTATGCTTTTCTAAGAAGGATTCAGAAAGAGAAGAAGCAATTAGAAATTAAAACAAAGATAATTGAGAAGACTGGATTTGATGAAGTGATGGTAGTTGATGAAGGAGCACTTACTGGTAGTAGTTCCGATTATAATACTATTAAAGATAATATTCAGTATAAGTCTGGTAATAGATGAAGATAGCGATAATAACGGATCAGCACTTTGGTGCTAGGAAAGGATCTAAAGAGTTTCATGCTTATTTCAAAAAGTTTTACGATAATGTTTTTTTCCCATATTTGGAAGAACACAAAATCGATACTGTCATCGATATGGGTGACACATTTGATAATCGTAGATCTGTAGATTTATGGTCTATTGATTGGGCAAAGGAGACTTACTTTGATAGGCTCCAAGAAATGGGAATCACACTTCATAGTATAGTTGGTAATCATACTGCATATTATAAAGATACGAATGAAGTTAATACTATAGATCTGTTATTAAAAGAATATACTAATATAACAACCTATTCAGAAACAACTTCTATTGAGGTGGGTGGATGTAATATTCTTCTTGTGCCTTGGATTAATAAGGAGAATGAAAAGGCGAGTGTGGCAATGATTAATAAGTCAAGAGCTCCTGTGTGTATGGGACATCTTGAGTTAAATGGATTCAGAGCAACACCAGGTCATATGATGGAACATGGAATGAAATGGGATATATT